TGACCTCCCTGCAACTTGAAGAAGCGTTGGAAGATCGAGATCCTGGAACATAAAGACGCCATCTCTTGCTACACGTGCCCAGCTGTTGCTTTGAGGTTGGTGAACCTCAACGGCTGAGCAGAGCCCTAGGAGCACTAAGTCCGCATCTGCGTCTGATAATTTTGCAAAGCCATCCAAAAGTGGTTTTGCAATTTGGGCCGCAGCCTCAAGTTTTTTCTCTTCAGTGTCTTCTTTGATGTCCTTAAGTTTGGGTGCAATCGCAAAGATGTCGCCCATGATCGGGCCGAGTCGTCTTGCAATATGATATTGCTTAAAGACATCAATTTTATTTAGCTTGAACTTCTTCCCACCTGCTTCGAAGTCTCGTTCGCTCATCGTTCGTTCCCTTCATTTAATTGCTGCCCAAAATCGAGTTGATTTGGATACCGTCAAAAGTCCACTCCATCATGCCGCCTTCTTTGGCGTAGGTGAGAGTGGGACGCTTTTTGAATGCAGCTTGCTGGATGACTGAGAAATCACCACGAGCAGAATCAGAAAGCGTAATAGTATTGATCCCGTGAAGCGCGCTCGATACCGTTTGAATGTCGTATGCGATCAGGAGAGCCGCATTCAGCGGGGAGGTTTTGAGAAGACGAATGGTGAGAGCGCAGGAATCGTCAGCCACCAGCGAGTGCTGACCAATCCCATCCGCACCAATCGTCATCACGTTTTTGTCAGTGGTTGCCTCAACAGTGATGCCTTCCTCAGCGGCAGCGGCACCAGCGGCGAGATTGGCAGAAATGCCGGGACCCACTATTTTGCAGCTAATGTTTAAAAAAGAATATGCAGACATTTTCTACCCCTTTACTGGTTAACTGCGACGGAGATTTGGACCGTCTGATTAGATCCCGCGAGCTTGAACGCAACTTGAAAAGGCACCGATTCGCGAGCGGCGCGGGCAGATTCCGATTGGCTCGAAACAGGCGGTGCGTAGATATAGTAACCTGTTTTCAAGTACTGGCCTTCTTGAAGCGATCCAAAGCCCGAAGCATTCCACTGGCCGGGAGCGCCGAAACCGTTGGTCACAAACTGCTGACAAACACCCGAGATCGCGTTGACATAAGTTTGCTCACCTTGATCCGTTTGCGGCACCTTGGTGGTTGTCGTGTAGTTCGCATTATAAACAGCAGTCTGAATCGCGTTTTGAAGAGCGTCATCACCGAATGTTTCGTCGATGTACTCACCACCACAGCAAATCCCGTACTGAAAAATACTCGTGTTGTTGTCGTAAGACGCAAACACATTGATATTTTTGCTTTGAAGGACATCTGCTTCAGTATTGGTCAAATTCTCAGGAGCGATGCCTGGCATTTGCTTGTAGCAAAGGTCAATCATTGTGTTGGAGCCCGACAAATTCACCGTAAAGAGGCGACCAAATGCGCTTGCAACGGAATAGGGATTTGTAGAGCAATAGGCGACAAAACTTTGATTGTAGCCCAGTGCCTGCATCTCGCTTCCAATGTCGTTGGTCACTTCACTGCTTAAAGCGCCCGTTTCTTGAGTGGTGATTCCGAACAATCGGGTGATGTTGTCAGCCTCAATATAGGGAGCGATGGCCAAATTTTGAGCATCTGTCGGCATGACAGAGGCCGCAAACATAAGGCCGTACCAATTGGTGTCCAGTACATCGAGTGCCTGAACCGCTTGCACCGGGAGTTCCGCTGCATAACCAGGCACCAACGGGAGAGCAAGTGCCGCCGTCAATCCCAGAAGGGAGGAAACGTCCTGGCCTGAGCCAGGAGAGGTGGCATAGCTCACACTGGAAGGGTTGGTGCCGCCCGAGAGCGTTGCTCCCGAGATGGTAATATTGGCGCTGGATTTGGCTAAGGTAAACGCATCACCAGCCTGACCGACTTGAGCAAACTCAACCGTGATCACCTCGCCCGAGATCGAGTATCGAGCTTCTAAGATGTTTGGGCTCACGGAGTTGATGAGGAATGCATTGAGGTTGGCTGCCGTGATTTGAGCAGTACCGCCAATGAGCACTTGATTTGCACCTGGGCTTGCGGCAACGAATGTGATCACAATTCCATTCACCGTGACGGTATCCGAGGGGGAGGGATTGCCCGTCAGCGTGATGTTGCCCGTGGCTTGAATGCCAGCGCCCGAGGTTGCACTGATAATTTCAAATTGTTCACCCGTCCACACGCATGTGGCGGCACCACTGAAAGCTGCGGTAACAATGGACGCCACGCCATTCAAATTGAGAGCGGTAGAAAAGTTCATTCCTGTGAGAGCTTTTGCCACACCATCCACCGTCACATCAAAACCGGCGGATGTGATCTGAGTAAAGTTGATCAAAGCCGATTGACTGGCGTTCAGAATAGCGCCTTGAAGCATTGCACTTGTGGCAGTTCTTAGCCACCGTCCAATGGTGAGATTCACGGGTTGTGGCACTTGCTGGTAGTAAAGACTTGCAGCCGCGTACTCAGGAGCACTAATTCCAAAATCTGAGGCAACTTCAGCAAGGCTTGTGTAAAAACGCTCGCGTTGAAGCCCGCTAATCACATTGGAATCACCGAGGATGAGAAGCGTGTTGAACGTTCTTCCAAGCGCACCTTGCTGGGTGAGATTGACTGTAACATTAATAAGTCTCGATACGTCTAACATGATCAGATTCCTTTCATGGAGCAGATGAGAGTGCGAGCCGCGCCCTCACTTGCGCTAGATACGATTTGCAAAAAGGGAATGCCATAAAAGTCTTGTGGATTAATGGCAATGTATTGGCCTTCCACCACGTTGTATTTCACCTGGCCTGCACCGTTATAGACAGGCTGGAATGGCCCACCCGATGCCATCGCGGCTAAGAAAGTAATGCTCGTGCCAGTGAAGGCCGCTGGAATTTGAACACCCACCAAAGATGAGCCGTTGGTGCTGATGGTGCTACTGGTGGTTTGTCCATTTGCAATGGCGAGTGAGTTTTGAACTACTGTTCCAAGAGCTACGAGTAACATATAAAAACTCTCCTATCCTTTTGCACTCAGCGCAAGTGTTCTCACACCTTGAGCGCCCAATGCGTAAAGTGTTCCGGATGCTGAAACAAAAGTCAGAATCGGATACACGCGTTGAATTTCACGTCTTAAATAAATGCTCATCTCCCAGCGATTGATCCAGCGCTCATTCACCAAATCAGGAGCGCGAACCATTTTTCCGGTGGAAACAAATGCCATGTTCGCTTTTTGAAGAGCTTCAAGGTTTTGAGGAATCTGTAAGCCGTCACGGACAAGTTTTCCGATCTCATAAGAGAAAGGTCCGTAAAAGCTGCACTGAAGTGTGAGAGCTTCCATGCGCATGAAGGTATTGTTTCCCTCAGCGTCGGCTTGATTGTAGGCATTGGTGTCCGAATCGTCTTCGCTAAGCCCAATGGAGATCCAATTAATTGTTGCGTCAGGCTGCTTTGGAGGCTGGATCTGCCACTTGGGACGAACCAGCTCACCAGGGAACCCAGAAACGCCCACAATGAGTGTCTGAAGAAATTGCTCGAGCGTTAGTGGGGCAAATTCAGGAGCCTGCTCTGCGGGTAAGAGATAACCGCCTGTGGCTGAGTTGTTGGTGTTGGGTGTATTCACAGAGTGGGTTTCTCCTGAATGCACGTTCCCTCAGCCCAACCCTCACCGTAGTTAGACCAATCCATGACGGTTTGAACTTGAAAGCGCGTACCCCGATATACCAAGATGTCTGGGTACTGACCGTTGCCATCGGTGATGATGGTTCCCTTCACCCAAAAACTTCTCACATTAGCGAGCCTGAGAGCCTCAGGAAGGCGTTGGAGCGCTTTTCCACTTGCTGGCTGAATGATTCCCCAAGTGGTGAATGCCGTCTCTTTAATGCGGTTTGAGCCTAGCGTATCAACACAAGCTTGCCGGTGTACCAAAATCATTGGGTCCACCAAGTCGGGATCGGCAATGATGTCATTCACATCAATGTTTGCCATTAGCTCCTACCCCAAATCGATTGCACCACGTAGGTAATTGCGTTTCTCATCTGACCCGTCACTACGAGCGCTTTTTTTCCGGTAAAGCCCGACTTGGTGAGATATTTTCGAGCCCTAAGAGTCGCATCCGAGGGTGGCTTGATGCCATCCTGATCATTGATGACTTTTTTGCACGCGTTTGAGGCAATGATTCCCGCGCGCTCATAATAGGTCGTCAGAGCTTGAGGCCCCTTTTTTAAAACAGACTGGGCACAAAGCTTGAACTGCTCGGCAATCTTGTCTTGCGCGTTCCTGATTCCGATGGTGAGCACCGGGCGCGGCGGGATGTGTGCTTCTTCGCTGCCAAAATGATTGAGAGCCAGTATGGCAGCATTGCCAATCTCGTCATCGTCTCGCTCGGTTTCGCTGGCGGGAATCCCAATGAGAACTGAATCTTTTTTGAAACGTGAGATGGCTTCATTGAATTGTTTGGTGAAATCAGATGTGACGGTGAGAGTGGCCTTCATAGTTGCACCGATCCCGCGCCGAAAATACGCGCAAGTCTAATGAACTGCTTTCCGTATGTGGTCAAATTCCAATAGCCAGCATCTTTTTCAGCAGTCTGTTGCGTGTCATATGCGGCAGTGACAGAACCTACTGTTTTAGAATTGGCAGGCCCCGATTGGCTTCCTGGTGTTCCACCAATATTTCCAGCTTTATAATTTTGACCCGCAAGCACCAGTTCATGAGCGGTATAAAGCTGAATGCCCATCAAAGTTTGAGTGCCCCACCGATTGCAATTCACCTGCGCAGTCGCAAGAGTGGACCAAAAGGTCACCATCGCATCGGGATAACGAGCGAGGTCTTGAAACTCAGGGAAAGCATCTCGGAAAGCGGCATTTTCAAACATTATGCCTTAGCTTGCATTTTCTTTGAGAGCTGACGAGCAAGCTCAGCTTTTTTTGCATTCTGAGCATCTTTTGAGGCTTGAGCTGCAACGCCGTTTGCATCTTTGGGAGCGATCACAATTTGACCCGCTTTGACCAAAGCTCGAAATTTTGCATTCCCCATCAGATGATCGGGGAGACTTTGAGCGCCCGCTTTGTAGGGACGATTGCCGATAACTTGAGGAGCTTTGAGCACAACTTGCATGACGTTCCTTTCGATAAGGGCCGGTGGTGCTATGGCAACACCACCGGCCTTCTCTTTACTTGCCCTTCTTTTGTGATTGTGGAGCAGGCTTCTTTTCAGCTTCCACTGCGGGAGCTTCGACTTTAGGCTGATCCAACACGACGATGTCACCACACTTGATCAGGCCCTTCACGAACCAGTGGTCAGCGTGTTTGTCATCAATCTTGTGGAAGCCTTTTGCCAAAAGCTTTCCCGCCACAATTCGAGGGTATTTGACTTCGATTTGCATTGAAGCCCCCTCTTAGATTCCGTCTGCGTATTGGAGAGTTTCCGGATACGGAATTTCCATTTGGCCGAAAGCCCACAGATACGGAGCAATAAAACGGATGCCTTGGTAGTAGGCAGTTTCACGACGGATGGGAACCATCGGGAACCGGACGCGGTTTTCTTCGTTGGTGTAAGCCAGCATGCGATCCGCGCCATTCACGCCACGACCCGTCAGCCATTTGACCGGCTGAATGTTCAGAGGCTTGCCGTTGATCTTGAGAGCAATGGAATTGTCTTCCAAGAATTTCAAGACCGACTGATTACCCGCAGAGCTGATCAGCGTGGAGCAAAGCAGCGAGTATTGGAACGGAGGAACGCGAAGCTCACCCGGACAAACTGCGAAAGCGGCAGCCTGCCATGTCGTTTCAAGCAGGCTGTTTACGTCTGCGAGAATTTCAACAGGAGACTTATTGGCCCAGAGAGATGATCCGCTCGCACCATTCACCACAGAGCCTGCAGTGACAAGAGGAGAGTTCAGAAGGCCGGTAGCGCCGACTTCCTGTGCTCCGATGTACACCATTTGGTCAGTGTTCATCTGATACAGAATGTTCAGAGCGTCAGTCTTCATGGCATCGATCGGTTGTCCGAGAAGCTGGGAGCGATCCAGTTCCACCGAAGTGAAGCTGATTTCCCGAGCCAACAAACGGAGCGGATACACAAGGCGTGTTCCGTCAATCGAGACGCCCGGAATCGCAGTGGATTCAGGCGAGATCCACGGCATGTTACCGCCGTTAGATCCGTTCGAGTTTGCCAGCGAGCCGGCAGCGGCGAACGTCGATTGAATGAAGCTGGTGCTTTCATTGCTCATCGTGATTCCAGAACGAAGCTTGATGTCACGGCCCCAGCTGACGCTGGTGAGGGGCATGTAAAGCCGTTTATCGAGGTTATCGAGTTGGTTGACGTAAAACGAAAGAGCCGAGTCCTTCGTTTTGAATGCCTTACTTTTGAAACTCATATTTTCCTTTCTCTCTTCTCAGATTACTGAGCGATGCGAATTTCAGCGTTACCGAAGGAATCCACACCATCGGCTGCCCAAGTTACGTTTCCAACAATGGTGCTGCTGAGAGCGACGTTGTTGCCACCATTGGAGGTGGTTTCAAAAGCGCCAGCCGGATGACCAGCCGAAGCGGTAACAACAATGTAAACGGGTTGGCCGCGCACCGGGGTACCAGCATTCACGCTCACATTCACATAACCACGAACGCAAAGACCGTTTGGCTCAGCCGGATTCGGGGTGAATTGGTCCACAGCTTCGTTCACACTCGAACCACTGATGCCCGGAACTGCACGAGTCAAGATGCCCGCAAATACAGCAGCCGAATCGCCTGCCACCATCGGGGTGACGCCTTCACCGACTGGAGTCGGAGCCGGTCCGGTGTTTGCGGCATATTTCATTGCCACACCGAAGTTCGACGGATAAGGACTGACCAACATCACAGGTTCGACATTGCTGTCGTCAACCCGAGTAATATCGCCCGGTACGCCGCTCGGGGCTTGATAGAGATAGCTAACCATTTTGTTCCCTTACTTTCTGGCCCAGAGAGCCGCGTTCATTTCGTTCATTTTTTCAGGAGTCATTGCTTCGATTTTCGTGTCACCCACTAGATGTCCTGCACCATCTTTGGTTTTTTCCAAGCCCGTTCCGCGCTTGTGCTTCAACACTTCAGAAGCAGCGATGAACAGAGTAGAAACTTTTTCTTTCGAATCAAAAGTCGGAGCCTTGCCACCCGTCAAAGACTCAATGACTGCTTTGCCGTCTTTGGTGTTGTAGGCAGCCTTAATTGCTTCAACTTTCAGGTCTTGCTTTTTGTCGACCTTGATTCCGGGAGCCAGAATTTCAGCGCGAGCAGCATCGCCCGTTTTTTTCTTCTGAGACTCTTCACCTTCTTCGCCTTCAGCGTCGTCCTCAGCTTCACCGCCCGACATATCGTCATCGTCAGCAGCTTCTTCGCCTTCAGCGTCGTCTTTGGCTTCGAGCATCTTAGCGACGGCAGCCTCAAGAGCTTTCACGCGCTCAAGGATTTCGCCTTCAGCACCTTCAGCATCATCAGCTTTTTCTGCAGCGCCTTCGCCTTCTTTGTCTTTGGCAGGCTCATCTTCTTTCTTCTCTTTGGCGTCGTCTTTCGCGCCTTTCATGCCGTCGATTTTGGCGGCGAGATCGCTCACCATCTTGACAAGCTCGTCGTACATTTCTTTGTCGACGACCTTCATGCCTTCAGATTTTTCAGCGTCTTTCGCTTTGTCTTCTTTTTTCTTTTCACCTTCAGCGTCTTTCGCTTTGTCGTCTTTCTTTTCAGCTTCAGCGGCTTCGTCCACCGTTTTGCTGAGCTTCTTGAGCTGTTCTTTCAGTTTCTCAAACATAGGTACCTTTCCTTTGTGATCATTGATTGCGTAGGAGCTACCTGCGCGTCCTTCTTCGACAAGAGCCAGATGGTTGCCAACAATGTTTGTTTGCTTACCTTTCCCTTTTCCTGTCTGTTCATACTCAGCCTCATATCCGCAAGACACCTCACGCAACCCATTTTTCACTAATTGAATTGCAATAAGATCGGTGATGAGAAGATCGGCCACCAAGCACTCTTCTCCGTTCTCATCTTTTTCACTGTCTTTTCTGACATTCTGAACAATGCCTTTTGAAAGCTCTTTCCAATTGTCAGGTGAGACAAAATTTTGAGGGTGCTTGATGGTGACTGGTTTTCCCTCAAAGCTTGCAATCGTCTGAGCGCGAAAAACTTCTTTGGCATCTCGTGTGACAATAACTTTTCCATCCTCGCCCACTTCAATCGGTGTCTCATCCGGCCCATATTCCATCTCACCTGTTCGAGCAATCGGCACACCCAAACAAACGAGATAGCCTTCTGGCGTCTCTCGAATGTTTTCCGAAATTTTTGCAGGTGTGTAAAACTTTGCCACTGTTCAACGAGTTAGTGCATCACAAGATGAAGTTTAACTATGGTTCCGGCAACGGGAGCAACCGCGATCGGAGTCGGGTTGCTCACGCTTGTGGGACCTACAATTTGGCCTAGAACAAAGCCACCACCCGTTGCACTGAGAAGCTGATTTGCGCTGATCATTTCGAAATTATACGCACCAGACGCGACGGGAGCCTGAACTTGTCCAGAGCCCGAAGCCGTTGTCATGCCTGCTGCAATGAAACCCGCGCCAACAGCCGGGACCACCCCTGCAGGAAGACCTATTCCTGAAAAACCCGCTTGAGTGGTGGTGCCGACAGAGGTGATGACGTAAGCGTTTCCAAGAGTGACGCCCGAGCTGACGTTGATGGGAGTGCCCGATTCAGGTGGGAAAAATTGAGCGGCTCCCGCGATGTAGCCCGTGTAAGAGCTGGATGCAAGTTGAATGAGCACATATCCATTTGCCGGATTGGGATTTCCAGAGGCCGGTGTTTCGGCCGTGTGCATGTATATATTTTGCACAAGTGCCGGGCTTCCTTGCACCGCGAGCCCGTGAATGCCGAGCCCGTTCGTGTTGGTAGGATCGACGACGAAAGTCACATCAATTTGATCAGAGCCACCGATCACGTAGTTGTTGCTCTGTTCACCAAATTGATTTTTTAAAACGAGTGAGGGGTAAAGTCCTGCTTCAGCAGTCGTCGCGACGAGAATCGTCAGCGCCATCAAGATTTTGGATAGCTTGTGCATTGTGAAAATTTCTCCTTACATTTAAACTGAATCATTTTTTCAGTTTTGCAATGAGAAATCAGGAAGCGGAAACTTTTTCACCCCTCGTCGAAGACGGGATCTTGATAGCAACGGCAGTTCGGAAATGTTCCCGCATGTCCCGTTGTCCCGTCAGAAAGTGTGGGAGGTTTATTGTACGGAACATATTTCCCATTCATTTTCGCGTGAGAATCGCGTTCGGCTCCGTCCATGGTGGTACGCCAAATGTAACCTTGGGCTCCGACAGCCACCGCACGCGCTTCAGTGATCACTGCATTGGATCTCGCTACTTCGGTGCGAGCAATTCTCATCGCATCCGACTCACTCACCTCACCCGCTCTATCCATTTCCTGAATGATCTGGGACACATTGCCAGCGCGTCGGCCCTCGTACACCGCTTGACGTGCAAGATACTGAGCCCGAAAACCTGCCTTGAGCGGAATCGATTTGATCAGAAATACTTGCTCATCCATGAGTGTGGAAGCGACTCGTCCTGCCTCCGCTTCTGCTACCGTCTGTTTTAAAATCTTTCCAATTTTCTTAGCCTGCTGTTTTTGAACGCGAGTATTTGCAGCTCTCTGATAGGCGGTCTTATTTTTGCGATTTACCGCTGCCAACATTTTGGCAGATTGTCTACGCGCCCACGGCTCAATGCGTTCAGAATAGTCTCTGAGCTGCCTCATCATCTCGGCTTCTTGCCAGATGTGACCTTGGTGCGTGTGAACCTCCACCACGTGTGCCGCGATTTGAGCAACACGTCTCAGGGCGCGAGCAAACTGATTTTCAGCACTTACACTGGCTTTAAAATGTTTTGAGGATTGGGTGGGCATGAATCAAATTCCCATTCGTGTACTTTGTATTTGCGAACCCAGTTACGGATGGTGCGCACATGAACCCCGAGAGCTTTTGCCGTCTTAACGCGGTTGCCGCCGTTGTTCTCAAGTGTCACACGAAACACTTGCTCGACAATTTGCTCCATTTTCTCGCCTAAAAAATAAACAACTTCTTTTTCGCCTGCGTCGTTGATGATGATCATCGCACCAGTTTCAATAAGGGTCTTAAGGGTTTTGGCGGCGAGATCGATTGAAGCACGGGCCGCTCTGTTACGTGGTGGGGATTGTTCAATCTCACTTTTACTTCGTCGGAATAGCCTTGGATGTTGCAGCGATTGGGGCATTGTGAAAGCGACGGCGTCCAGCTCGCACCATCGCCATGCCACGATTCATGCCATCCTCTTCCACCGCATTTGTCACACTTCATTGCTTGGCCAGCCAGTCTTTAATTTTTTGATGGTCACTTGCCATTGTTGGGCCGGCGTCTTCGCCTTCCTCGCTGTAGCCGATTGCAAGTGCTTGCTTCTTACTTGTGACTTTCTGGCCTGAGGAGCTTTTCAGTGTGCCTGCATAAAATTCTTTCATCGTACCGGCAACGCCGGGATCATTCACCGGACTTTTTACCGCATCCCACGCCCAATGCTTTACTTTTACCCAGATGGAATCATTGGCTTTGTTTTGTGGTTTGGGCTGTGGCTTCTCAAGTGGGCTCTTTGGCCCCTCACCTGGATCACCCGTCGTGCCACCACCAGGGCCGGTTAGCTCAGGTGAGGGTGGCTCTTCATTCTCAGCCTCTTCAATTTGTTCATCGGTGATGTGCGTGAAAATGCCACAATCGCCTGACATTTGTTTCAGCTCTTTCATCGCAGTCTGTGTGTCGACTAGACCTTCTCCGTGAGCTTCGACAATCGTGTCAGTGTTGGTCTTTGCGATGTCTGCTTTCTCTTTCTCTGAAATCTGCCAAAGCGGAGTGAAATCAAAAGATAAATCCATCGGTGCGGGCTCACCAAAGAACGAACGCCAAAGCACTTTAAGAATCATCTCAACTGGATTTCTGAGATGCGCTTCCTGCTTTGCATTGATGGAATCGTAATACATGCGCATGTCGTTCTCACCAGTGGAATTCATCCCAGAGGGTGATTGTCCGAACAACCTCACCATGGGTACTTCACATGAGCCCGACAATTGTTGGCCGAATTGGATGAGCATGTCACTGAGGCCAGCGAACGAATAGGCAGTGGATTGGAAATTGTCTTCCTCATCCAAGAGCGTAATGCCCTCATTCGTTTGAAGCTGCCTCATCATTTCAAATTGGGCAATGAGTCCCTCTTGAGCTTTTCCACCCGCAGCTAAAATCTCGCGAAGTCCTTTCACGCCAACCGTTCTCAAATTAGCGCGCAAAATGAGAGAGCCTGCACTGGATGTTGCCGTATCAAATTCAACCAGCCTATCCCAGAGGCGCTCAAGTACGGACTCATCCCACATCATTTCCGTGATGGCTTGGAAAAACGGAAGCTTAATCCCGCCGAAGCGTGCACATCGTGAGTGATGCACACGCACATGGGAATTAGGATTTGAAGTAATTTGACCTCCTGGTTCTCTACCGGGGTCATTAAGATTTGATCCAAGCACGATGTCATAATAGGCGGGAAGTCCCATGTTAGGACCTGACTCAATGAGCTTTGAAAGAACGGGATAAACTTGCCACCGATCATAAACCACCAAGCCTTTGAATTGCCCCTCCCCCACTGTATCCAGATCAAGAGGTGTGGCGGGATCTTGTCCATCAATCTGGACGACTGCAAGTGCTCCGCCGTAAAGCCGTCCCCACTTAATTCCGTCACAGATAGATTGCCAGATTTGAAGGCGCGAGAGCTGCACTTCAAACTCTTGGATCTTTTCAGCCTCGTCATTGGTGTTGAGAATGACACCGGCTTTGGTCATATCTTCGGCCACTGAATCGATCACGCGCCCGACAATCCAAGAGCCCCGGTAAGCAGCCTCAAGCAGCACACGATTGCGTGTGACCAGATTGAGAATGTAGTTGCCTTCACTAATAATATTGGTGCCGCGCCCGCCTTCTTCGCCTCTTGCCACCACACCCAGACGGGCCGCGAAGTTTTCAAAACCATCGAAGGTTCGCGCTACTTTGTCTTCTACTTTGAAAATGGTCTGGGCTTCATGGGTCATGTGTTATTTACCTTCAGCGAGTGCTTTCCAAATTTCAAGTTTATTCGTAGCCGCCACCATGTCAATGATTGCATCGCACATGGGATCAATTTGGTCATCGTAGGCATGACTATCGTCAGCGGTGAAGGCTTCACACTCGGCTATGAAATCATTCACGAAAGGAGATTCTGCCAGCACTCCCACCATGCCTGATTCCAGATAGCCCGTCACGTCCATCACGCGAGTGAGTTTGTCTTTATTGCGCTCAATACCATCAATTGGAATCTGATTCAAAAATTTAATTTTCTGAATGAGCCCAGTGCCCGACGCCTTATCTTCAACTTTCATCTTTCTCAAATAGCCGAGCTTCTTCACGTCCTGAGCGTTGTGTTTCGCCCAAAATGCAACGGCCCGCTTCTCAAGCTCAGGGGCTTCCCACTTACCACGAATGAGATCGATGAGAACAATGTGACGTTTGTCTTTTACTTTTCCCCAACATTCGAAGACTGAGAAGTCATTTCGCTCCTTGGTCTTCTGAGCCGTATCGGCAAATATCATTCGGTACTCAATCTCAGGACAAATTTCATGACGAGTGAACCATTCGCCTTTGATAATGTTACCACCAATAGCAACCGGGTTTTGCATGTACTGCGATGCAAACACATGGCGCCCCATACGCTGGCCCGTTTGATCAGTACCCTCACCGCGCTCCATTGATAACAAATCATTGATCGGCTCTTTGTAAGGCCAGTAGCTGAATCGCTCCACACCATCGCGCTCGACCAGCTCTTGATACGCGGGCTCAAGCGCTTTCACATAGGCTTCATCGATCACTGCCGGTATCGTGATGAAAGTCCAATCACCCCCAAAGCCACCTTGCTTGATGAAACCTGTGGGGTCATTCTCAGCGATCCGTTGCATGATAAGTACAATCGGTGTTGCGGGATTTGCGCGGCGAGATTTCACTGTAGTGAGAAGCTTTCTATTTGCTGCATCCAGCTTGGGTTTTGAGAAAGCGTCATCGGGCTTCAGTGGATCATCGATGAGAATGGCACCCTGGAAGCCAGGAGCCATGTGGCCCGCTCGAAAGCCTGTGATCTGGCCGCCCAAAGATGTGGCGTAAACTCCTCCAGCTTTTTTTCCGTTGACGAGCACGTTCCAACGCTTCTTAGCTTTGGCATCCTCGGCAATGGAGAGAGGCCACAGGGCTTGAAATTCATCTGATGAGACAAGATCTTTTGCAGCTTGTGAATTGAGCAAGGCCAAGTCATCTGAGTAAGAGAGATGCAGGAAGCGAGCGTTAGGGTTGAGCGCAAGCCCGCGTGCCATGAAGTTGATGATGACTTCCTCTGTCTTGGTTCCACCGGGTGCCACGTTGATGATAACATTCTTAATTTCTCCGCTCATTACCTTGTCCACCACATCTGCCATGAGGTGGTGATGCCAATTCACGATGAACTTTAGTGTATGCCGAGCTTGAAAAAAGTGACGTGTAAAATGGAGATGGCTTTGTTCACAAAGCATCTTATCGATAAACTGTTCTTTCGTAAAACAGTTAGAGCTTGTGTTGAGCATTCTTAATCAATTGTGCTGCTTCTTCTTCGGTCATTCTTTCAACACCAGTTTGAAGATCAACCGTGAGTTTATTCTCCTCTTTTACTTTGCCCACAATTCTATCAAGTAGCACATTGAGCGCCTGAGCATCTCCTTTGTTGATAGCTGTGATTGCAACGGAGCAAATCCATACTTTGAAAACAGAGGACGCCGGATTAGCTTTGACTTCTTTCAAAGACTCTAAATTGTTTTGAAGAATGAATCCACCTACCTCAGCTATCTCCTGTTGCGTGAGCCGCTTTACAGCTCTCAATTCTTTATTGTGGGCACCAGCGCCCAATGGGTTGTGTACTTCCCCTTTTTTAAACAGTCTGCCTTTTTTTGTAGGATGCGGATTAGCCACGTTTTTTCTTCCTCATCTGTTTGTCTTTTGAAATGAGTTCAGCCCAAAGAGCAATGGCATTGTCTGCTTGTAGAAAAGCATATTCAGCTTTTTTATTCTCAAAGCTCTGATACACCACCGGGAATGTTTTCAAGGGTTGGGATGCCTTCAAAAGCAGCTTAGTGAAGTTTATCCTAGCCATATTACTTCCTTAATTTTCTTTTTGCCCTTTGGGCCTTCAAGACCTTTTGCTGTGTGAAATTTTTCAAAGGGTAACCAATTAGCTCCGTCCATTTCACACACTATTTTTTGTCCATTTCTTGATTTAGACCATTTAGCTAATGCTGAATAGTCAATATCATTATATGTGTAAAGACGACCAGCTTCAGCCGAATAAGGCGGGTCTATAAACCATGTAGCATTTAAATTATCAATTTTATCAAACGACTTTTGCTCACAAGTCCAGTGTCTTATCCCGTCTAGTTGGCTTGCTATTCTGTTTTTTATAGTCGTACCCCATTGCGAGTTTGGTCTAACCCCAGACTTCATCCAAGTAGAGGGTTTATTTCGAGGTTCACAAGATCCTTTGTTACACCAATAGCCAATGAGCCATTTAGCTTCCTGACACACCTTTAAATCGCGTACATCCTCGAATAGTTCAGGCAGTGACATTATTTCACTGGCTTTAGCATTTATCAAAAAATTCCATACACCACACACTCTTTCGTTTAAATCGAATAGTTTAACATTCTTAGCTGAGTATCTAATTGAGTATCCAGCACTCCCAGCGAACGGCTCTATTATTGTTTCATGCGCAGGTTGCGGATAGCGTTTTGCAATTCTATATTTGCCACCATAATAAGTAAAAAACAGTTTCATAATTTCTCCGATTCAACTATTATAGTATAGATGATGTACTTGTTGTCAAGGGATAGTTACCTTTGCTTAATTATTTAAGCACACCCTTATAATGATAGTGCGGGCCGGGCTTGAGTACCGGCTTCCATCAACTTAAATGCCTCTAAGTTTTTCGAGTTTGCAAAGCTCTGAATGGACTTGAGTGTTTACACTTCAAGACATGTCCTTCTGTGCTGCCGCACGCTTCAATTTGACCATGCTTTCTCTGTATAGTTTTTGACTTTCTTTAAGCCCGGCGGCTTTACCCCAACAGTACCAGCCAAGAGCCCACAAATATAAAACTAAAAGCCAGAAAGTTGTAGAGAGTATATACCAGCCCGTAGCCTCGCTCATTTCTTCACCTGATCCAAACAAACCAGATACTGCTTACGGGATCTCACGTCTTCGACCAAAAGCCGTTCGTTATTTTTACACAATCCCGATTGATAGTTCCGAATGAAAGAAGTGAGTGCATATACATCAATCACGCCTGAGGTAACGACTTGAGGAACATAGGCCGATTTTCTAGCCATGTGAGAGGACCAGCTATTGGATGCAGCCACAAGCACCACAACCATCATGAACAGGCACCAAAGACTGAAACCACTTAGAACACCCAGCACTGCTTGTTTCATCGTTTACCCTTTGTGCGCTTAAGGCTTGCTTGAACAGCCCCACGACTAATGCCTAACATACGCGAGATTTGGCATTGATTGTATCCCCCACCAAAAAGCCGCCTGATTTTCGCGTCATCCACTTCGATGGGCCTTCCCATCTTGGGCCGCACATAGCCTGACTTGTTACAACTTGGACAAATCATTTCCAATACCTCGCTTTAGCCTCTGGAATAAACATCGTGCTGCCACAATTGCAGTTCCAATAGTATCCATTCGTAAGTCCACATTCTTTATCGACGTGGTACTTAGCATGCTCCGGAACAGTGTCAAACACTTTTTCACAGCATCCACAGCGTTTTACCCGTTCAAGTGCTTTTTGCTCGCAAGCCGGGCACAAAGTGGCACCACCTGAATAAGAGTCACATTTAGCGCATTTCATGCTTAGCGCATATCTCAGACGCTATAAAATGTCAAGTATTAATAGCAGTCTGTGAATAAGGGCTTTTTGCGTTCACTTCGAGTCTTTGAATCGTGGCACGGCTTACATAAAGCTTGAAGCCCTTTTGATGAGCAATAAAGTCTTTCAAAATAACCGCCATCCAAATCACCAACAGGTACAATGTGGTCTACAAAAATCTTCGGAACTTTCTTTTTACACTTATTGCAATGAACAAAACCATCCGCTTGAGTAGCTCGCTCAATGCAAAGCTTTTTTGGATAGGACCAACTCCACACCTGTCTGGTAACTCGTCTTAAGTTGGCAATATCTTTTGCACCCATACCATCCACACGCGCTTTAGGATCGTTCTCTTGCCAAATATTGAAGACTCGTTTTGCAGCCTTAACGGCAGCCGGAATCGCATTACACTTCTCAAGATAAGTTTTAAGGTCATCCCAGTTTTTAGGCTCGATGAAATTGTTGTCCCTGAGAGCGTCTTCAACAAAATCTAAATTGGGGCCGTCTGGAAAAAATCCTTTCTTGCGTTGCTTGTCCATCCACTTTTTAAAGACCCAATTTTTCTTCTTAGCGGCTTCTGGTAAATTGCGCTCCTTCCATTTTGTGAAATCCATGTTGAAATAGAAATTAATGCTGGAAGAACTGATAGGCTTACTTTTGTAGCCTAATCGCCTGGCCGCTTCAATGAACGCCTCATTTGAAACATAGGGGCGATCACCCATTTCTGCACCATAGGATTCCACCAAATGCTTCAATTTGTATGACATGAAGCTGTCATTGATCTTTTTTGCCGGAATCACGAATTTCTTAATCCACTTGGTACAAATTTTAATCTGATTTTCGTCCATTTTGTCTCCTGTAACCCATTTTGTGGGGTAACCGTCATCTTGTAGGTAACCATTTTTTGTCTCATAGTATGAGAAATCGGAATCAAATTACCCCAAAACCCGAATTTCCGCCATTTCCCTATGCGCGCTTACGCGTGCACATACGCGTGTGTGTATGCCTCCTCTCTCTAATTATTAAAGACCTATTGTTATAGTAAATTGGGGTAACTTAGGTAATAGCACAAGAAAAACGGTGAAATTACCTCGTAAAGTTTTCAGTTTGGTGGCTACCCCAACAGCAGAAAATTGAAGTAACTTTCGGGTAACGGGAGTAACTATCTTCTCCAGCATTTTCCTGCCACTCCTTTAATTTTTGCAGTTGTTCTTCTAAATTTAAGCCGATGCATGATGCGCCCAATTCGTCTCATGTCATAGGGTGACGGTTGGCCATTTCCATTGGTGATATTAATTGCGCGCCACAACTCAAGCGTGGTGAAAATGGATGCCTCTGAATTTTTCACAATGCACTTAATTTCAACCTCCCATTCGTCCACCTCAAAGCGTTTATTTTGTTGTTCGCGTGCAACGGATTCAAGCTCCTCCGACAGATAGAGGTCCTCACCCAATTCGTATCTCATCATGGCTTCAGCCCATAGTTGATCACGATGGGCTCTAATCCATTCCCTATCGGCTTTCTCAATTTTGAGGGGCCAATAGCGGCGGTTTCCTGTTTCGTCCGTAAAATATTCAGACGCATTGGTTGAGCCAATGAACACCGATTGGCGTGGGTAGTCCTCTGAGCGTCTGCCGTAACTCATGCGCACTCGGTCCACCTGCCGCGAGAGAAAGCTCTTAGTGTGCTCATTCTCGCTTCCTCGAATTGAGGCTAGCTCCCCCAGCTCAACAATCCACTTACCCGTCATTTGATCTACGACATCCTTATTCTTGATATCGCCCAACCCATCGGTGAACCAAGCGCGAGAGGACAAGATACCAAGTGACATGGATTTTCCCTTTCCTTGATCACCCTCAAGCACCATCACGTAATCAAACTTAATTCCCGGCTCAAATACTCGTGCCACCGCCGCGGTTAGAACCTTACGACCTATAGCGCGTACATAGTCTTTAGGTCCTAATGCTCCAAAAGCTTTCACTAGCCACGTATCGAGTCTGGGTGTTTTGTCCCACACGAGAGAACTCAAATAGTTCCTCACAGGATGGTGCGCGTATTTGCGAGCCACAAACGAATGAGCCTCAAAGCAAAGTGTTTGGCTGGGCTCAAACCGATAGTGGCACGCCACATAGTGTTTAAGTGCCAAGTCATCATGATCCGCAATCTCGCGCCCTTTCTTTCCACCGTAAGGAGTATCCTTCAGAAAGAAAGCTCTAGCCGAGAATTCATTAAAGCCCACAAGGCCGCCACCCATGAGCTGCTCAAGAATGTGGACCATGTTCCTAAGTGTGGATTTAGGCCAGCCCCCTTTTCCCAAATCAGGCAAAACCGATTTGTTATCATTTTTAATTTTCGCCTCTTCGACAACCGCTTCTTTCGCCGTCAGCTTCACGTGCTCGGGTGGATGGGAAAAGAATCTCATCACGTCAGTGGATTCCCGAGCAGGCTTGAGCGCATATTGTCTGAGCCACCGGATAAAGCTCTTACGCGATCTCCCGCGAGTCTCCGCTGCACAAAACATCCAATTGCCTGGATCACTGAGCACTGACAGAATTTCATTGTCGGTGAGCCCGTAGCGACACAAGGTGATGGCAATGGACAAAAGCTCAGCTGACTTATCCACTGAGCCCACCCCATCCTCAAGAAGCCTGATCACATCATCGGGAATTCTTGAAGCTCTCAAATTCACTTCTGCAATTTCGAAAGGTGGACCTTCACTCAGCTCCTCTTTGGGTGTGAGGGAAACTGGGTCCGCCCACTGGCTTGGATCAAACACCGGCAGATTCTTTTCCCAGCTCAGGGGCTTTTTCCACACGTAGGGCTCGCCACTGGGATGAATGGAGGGTGGCAAAACCATCTGACGACCCGTGCTATAGGCACACAGCTCCCACTGGTCCTTATGCTTTTCAAGGGTGACCATCTTAAAGGGCTCACGGCTCACCCCGTAAAGGTGCCTAGAGCCGTTTCCTGAGCCGGATCTCACCTCAGGCCAGGTGCTCTCTCCGGTGACTTCCTTGAGCCTTCTGAGCGCGTCTTGTTTGAATGCGGGGTCTTTAATGTCCAGATCCAGGCACATCAAATAGCCTTGATCAGCAATGTGGCTTGACTCGCCGAGCCGTACACCCACATTGAGACGCGGATTAAACTGGCTTTGAATTTCTTTCCACGTATGACGCGGCCCTTTTGTCCAACCATTTTCAAGGGGACGCTTCTCACGCTCATGCAAATAGATGAGAGAAAAGCCCGCATCATGCAGGCTTTTCAAATCAGATAATTTTAGACTCATGATTAGTTGCCTCGGACGAATTCGATGGAGGTCCCAAAATCTTGGGTGGTGAGATGACCTGCCGCGATCATAAGTTCCAAATAGTCAATTTTCAAAACGCCAGAGAGAATTCGAAGTACTTGAGGAGTGGGGTTGACGCCATGCTTTTCAGTAAACCCCGTTTCAATTTGGCTCACGTAGCTATTGGCGATTTTTCCTTTTGATTTCCGCTCAATGTCTCGCAGAGTCATGCCGGAATTTTTACGTGCAGTGCGCACGATGACGCTCAGTTTTCTTTTTCGCATATTCGTTCTTTCTTTCTTTCTTTTGGTGCTTAGATATAAAGAGCTAACTTCACTCGTTCTTTCAAGCACTACGCGCAAAAAATTTATTTTGCAAAAAGAAATGTTGACGACATTGCAAATTCAAATTAGGTTCGCCCTATCAACCATGGGCACACTGAGTTTTGAAAACGGAAAATTTTATTATTCAGCGAATACACATCGCGATCTTGCTGCGGTGAACGCTGGATTCAAGATGGATGACGCGGGAGCCTTTCGATGGGTAACGCGATCAGCGGCCAAGGCCGTCAAGCTCAGGCGGTTTGCAGACGAGAGTGGCGAGAGAAAATTAAAAAATACCTTTATCACCAGTCTCACGCCGCCTGAGTCAATTCAGTATCCCGATCATTTAGAGCCACGTTCCTGGCAAATGACCTCAGCCTGGCATGCACTCACACGCACACCGTCATTCATCGCAGACGAAGCAGGTTTAGGAAAGACCATTACAGCTTGCCTGTGTATGAATTCAGCGCCAGGGAAGGCGCTCATCATTTGCCCCCCATTTCTTAAGTACAATTGGGCCAATGAAATAAGTAAATGGGCTACGCCTCACACCACTTGTCCACTGCCTGCCATTGTTGAGGGGCCAGACGCCGACTTCAATCGGGGTATCGTCATTGTGCCTGATTCACTCATTGCGCGTAAAACTATTCAGGACGAAATTGCGAAACACTCATTCAAATGGCTTTTTGTAGATGAATTCCACCGTTTCAAAACTGAGGATGCCCAGCGCACCGTTGCGCTTTTAGGAGATGAGAACCATGAAGGAATTGTTAGCCGAGCAGAGCGCCTGGTTTTTATGTCCGGAACACCCATACCCAACGGAAGACCTATTGAATTGTTTGGGTTGCTCTCTCGCGTTGCACCTGAGGCGATGGGCTTCCGATGTCGTCAAACATACGGAAAAGACTTTTGTGCTGCAAAGCCAGTCACTCACTATGAAAGAGGGAAAGCTGTTGTTCACTGGGACTTTTCAGGAGCTTCGAACCTCAAACAACTCAGGAAAGAACTTAAAGCGAAATTCATGGTGCGGCATCTGAAAAAAGATGTTCTCACCGAGCTTGGCCCAAAGACTAGGCAAGTGGTGTTTTTGGATCGGCCAAAGCGTTTTGAAAAATTAGATCAGGCTTTGCTTCAGAACCGCACCATTGAAGAGCTTTTAGGCGAGAATTCAAATCTGGGTGACATTGCTACTTATCGAAAAGAATGCGGGCTAGCAAAGCTTCTACCGGCTGTTGCTTTCATTAAATCGTACCTCGATAATACTGACGAGAAGGTCGTGGTGTTTGCTCACCACATTTCAGTGGTGAATGAACTCCACCGCTATTTGGGCGAGTATGGTGCACTCAAAGTACAAGGCGGGATGACGGCCAAAGAAAAACAAGACGCTGTCACTCAGTTTCAATCCCGTGATGTGAACCGCGTGATTGTTGGAAACATTGATTCCATTGGTGTGGGTAACACTTTGACCAAAGCCCCCCGCGCCATCTTTGTTGAGGCGTCATGGAGTCCAGGAATTAACGAGCAAGCTGAGGACCGCATTCACCGCATCACACAAGACAAACACGTCTACATTCAATACTTGGTTTTAAGAGATAGCCTCGATGAGCGGATATTAAATCGAGTGCTTGAGAAAGAAAAACATATCCACGAAGCTCTGAATTGAAAGGAACGAAGAGTATGATCAACACACCTACACTATCGGTGACCATTAACGGAATTACAGCGGTTCAATTTGACGCCATTACTAAAATTTTGGACGGCTCGGGTGAACAAAAGACGACGCCTGCTGAGACAACTACCAAAACTCGTAAGACCAAAACGCGCACCACTCCTGAGAACACAGTCAGTGAGGATGAAGAAGAGAGCTTTGCAGAGAAAGAGCTGGATGAAGACGAGCTTGATGACGACGATTTAGAAACGACTGTCAGTTTTGCCACTCTTAAGAGAGCCATCAACACCTATGGTGAAAAAAATCCTGATCGCATGAAAGCCATTCTCTTGGGTTTCAATATGAAGACCACCAAGGAACTAGAGAAGCATCCTTCTAAGTGGGACGCAGTCTACACCAAAGTGATGGCTCGCTTGAACAAGAACTGATTTTTCCGTTCATAGAAACCACAAGGGCATGCTCCCTTTGTATTTCTGAGAGAGATGAAACGGAAAATGAGAGGCGGCTGGTACGCAACACGCTGTGAGCGCCAGCCGCCTTTTAAGAAAGAATAAAATGGAATCTAATAAAGAAGCCCTGCTTCAAAAAGACGAGGCCACCACCTTTATACTCGCAAGCTGCATGGTGACGACCTACCACGCTTTGCTTACCAAAGACGCAAAAGGCATTGCCACTATGATGAGACTGGTGGGTGAGATGTTCAAGCAAGATCCAGGCTTTCTGAAGCGCTTCAAAGCGGCTGAAAAGATGGTCATGGACACCTACAACGCTCATGCTGAAAGCTCAAACCCCCCGCCCTCACTCCTATGATGAATAATATAATGATCGATTTGGAAACATTAGGCTCAACACCCGGGTGTGCAATTCTCTCAATAGGGCTAACAGAATTTGACCCAGAGACTCAAGAGCTGGGTGCACAGTTTTATGCCAATATTGACCTTCAAAGTTGTCTCGATGTTGGTCTTTTTATCGAAAGCGAAACCTTTTATTGGTGGCTTGCACAGTCGCAAGAGTCGAAAATGGCACTTACTTTTAATCGTAGCGTCCTGGATTTGGCATTAGCTAATCTGAATTATTATTTTTCTCCCAATACAATTGTTTGGTCACATGGCTCATCATTTGATCTAGCCGTTTTATCTGCAGCTTACCGAGCTGTTGGGCGAAAGAAGCCTTGGGCTTTTAGAAATGAAAGGGACACGCGTACTGCTCTAGATCTAGCGGGTATGAAAATGCCTAAAATTCCTACTGCGCACCAGGCTCTTGAGGATGCGAAAAGCCAGGCTCACACCATTATGGCCGCATTACAAAAGTTGAAGGGCCTATGACATCCCGAGAACTCAGACACCTTTTTCAGAAGTACATGAAGGAGCCTGATAAGGACAAGGCTCATGCGAAGCTCAGTGCATCAGGCAGTGAGCGTTGGCTGAGTTGTCCGGGCTCGGTGAAACTAAGTGAGGGCATTCCAAGCGTGGATAATGAGCACTCAGTCAGGGGTACCCGCACCCATACGCTGCTTCAGTTCATGCTGGAAAATGAGCACTTCTCAGGCATGCTCACTCATCCAGTAGCTCAAGATTTTAAAGAGCACATTCAATTTGATGAAGCCATGTTTTATAACGCCCTCTTTGCGGCTCAAGAAGTGATTAAAGAGAAAGTCGCGCTTGAGAAACAAACAGGCCACCCCGTAGAGCTTTTGGTGGAAGAAAAGCTTGAGCTTGAGGGTGTGGGCTTTGGCACTGCCGACATCATTTTGTATCAACCCTTCGGCACTCTTCACGTGATGGACTATAAGAACGGGCAGAAAGCAGTTGAGCCCGAGCACAACACCCAAGGACTCTATTATGCGGTAGCGGCTGCCGATCGGTTTGGTTGGGATTTCTCACGCGCTACCATCACCATCATTCAGCCCAATGCGGTTCATTCAAGCGGGCCTGTAAGGTCATGGCGAACAACGCCTGAGATGCTTGAAAAGAAAAAGACCCTGTTTCAAAAAGGTGCAGCTCTCACCAAAAAGAAAGACGCGCCTCTTGTGGCCGATCCAAAATGGTGCTGGTTTTGTCAGGCTAGGCAGAAGTGTCCGCTTCAAATGAAAGCAAAAGAGAGCAAAATTATGGAGAGGTTTGCACCATGCTAAAGCTCACGCAAAATGAATTGATCACTCTTGAGCGTATTTTGTACCGGCACTACACGCTACTGAATAATGACCCAGATTTTCAAAGGCGCTTCACGGTGCCTGAGATCATTGAAACCCGGCAAGTCTATTTGAAAGTGTTTAACGCAACCACAAAACTGAAAGGAACGAAAAATGGCAAAAGTGAAAGCAAAGAAAAAGAAAAAACCATCCGTTGAGATGACTCTGTGGGGAGTCATTCTCTCTTATCCGGATCTTCATGATCCAAAGCCCTATAAAGGAAAAGTGTACTACCGCACCGATATGCTTTTGGAGCGGGATCATCCTCAGCTGAAGGAGCTTAGAAAAGCCATCAAGTCGATTAAGGTGCAAACTTGGGGTGAGGATGAATCGGAATATCCTGAGGGGCTCAAGAAATTCGTTCAGGATGGTAACGAGCGTGAAGACCAACCCACCTACAAAGACAAGTTCTTTGTGACGGCCTCCACTCAGACACCCGTTCCGGTGGTTGATTTGAAGGGTAAAGCCTTTAGCCCCCAAGCGGTGAAGGGCGGCATGTGGGCTAACGTCGCTATCAATATCTCGGCTTGGGAATTTGATGGGGATGAGGGAATCTCAATTTATCTCCAAGGTGTTCAAATCGATACTACCAAAGCAAGCCTCAATTTTGGTGGCGGCAGATCCGTCGCCAAAATGTTTGAGCGCGATAGCGTGGACGCTGACGATTCTGATGACGAGGAGATGGACACGCCTCGCGGCAAAGTGAAAATGAAAGACTTTGACGACGAAGACGAGGCACCTAAGTCAAAGAAGAAAAAAGCGGCCGATGACGAGGAATAAGGCTCTCTAGTATTCGTGCACCCATGCCCATGGACAAGCATGAAATGGAGAAGACCTGTGGCTCTGTAGGCGTTATGAACCTACAGAGCCACTTTCAATGGTGGGGAGTAGCCAAGTTGGTAAGGCTCGGTCCTGTTAAGACCGCTACCGTAGGTTCGAATCCTACCTCCCCAGCCATTAAAGGAGATACATTGTGGCACATGAATTTGGTTGTTTAATCTATATTTGCACCTGTAGAAAGAAAAAATGCTTGAAGCGGTCATCGATTATGAATCTCGTTCAAAAGCTGACCTGAAAGCAGTAGGAGCCATTAATTATGCCCGAGATGAATCCACATCTATTTTCTGTCTTGGATACCGCGTGGCTTGTGGTCCTTATCGGCTCTGGATTCCTGAGCGTGCTCCTATGCCGGAGGCTCTCTGGGCCGTGTTCAAAGCAGGTATTTTGGTTGCTCATAATGCTTCTTTCGAGCGTGCTATTACTCGTTACACGCTCACTCGTTATCCCCTCTTAACGAGTGAGCAAAAAGAAGTGCTGATCCGTATTCCCCCCTCTCGGTGGAGATGTACTGCTGCAAAGGCGGCGATGTGCCATTTGCCACGTAATCTTGAAGAAGCAGCTCAAGCGCTTGGCCTTCCCGTACAGAAAAACATGGAAGGAAACAGGCTCATTAAAAAATACTCGAAGCCTAGAAAGCCCTCCAAACATAACCCATCACCGTGGTGGACTGATAGGAGCGACTTAAGAAAGATCTATCGCTACTGCCTCACTGACGTGAAGGCGGAGTATGAGCTTCATATGGCTCTTCCTGATTTATCAGACAGCGAGCAAAAGATTTGGGAGCTTGATCAAAAGATTAATGACCGGGGTGTTCTCATTGACATTCCAACGGTGAAAATTATTTTGAATTTAATTCGTGAAGAAATGGAAAACATCACCCAAGGAGTGAATGAGTTAACGAATGGTGAGATCACCAGCGTTACCCAGACTGCAAAAGTGCTCCAGTGGGTCAATGAGCGCGGCGCTGATATGGAGAACCTACAGGCCGCCACCCTTCGGGACAAGCTCATGGAAGACAATTTAAGTGATGAGGTTCGCCAGATGCTGGAATTCCGGCAAGGCGGTTCCAAAACCTCCACGGCCAAATATCAGGCTATGCTTGAGGCAGTAGGAGATGACAATCGGGCGCGTGAGCTACTGCTCTATTGTGGTGCGAGTCCCACCGCTCGGTGGAGTGGAAAGCGCGTGCAACCTCAAAACATGGTAAGGGGCCATTTAAAATTTGAGGATGTAAAGAAAGTGATTCATGCCATCCAAGCTTGAGTGGATTAGAAAAAACTATGGCGATCCGATGAAAGTGTTCTCGTCTCTCACACGAGGCATGCTCACCCCCTCACCCGGATATGAACTCTTTTGTGCGGACTTTGCAGCGATTGAAGCGCGTGTTGCTTTTTGGGTGGCGGAGCATGAAGAGGGCGTGAAAGCGTTTCGAGAGAATAGAAAGCTCTATGAAGAGATGGCGGCTCATACGTTCGGGATGAATGCTGAGGACGTAAAAAAAGATAGTCTTGAGCGCTTTGTAGGCAAAAGCGCAACGCTCGGATGCCAATATGGTGTTGGCCCTGCCAAGTTTTTAAAGATGTGTCACCTCCAAGGAATGAAACAAGTCACCGACGATATTGCTAAAAAGGCTGTCTACACCTACCGAAAAGTACACCATCCCATTCCTACATTTTGGAAAGAAATTGAGGGTGCGGTTGTCTCGGCTATTCTGAATCCTGGTAGCCGTTATAACGTCACCAAGGTGCAAGTGTACATGCATGAGAACTTTCTCAATATCAGGCTACCTAGTGGCAGGCGTCTCAGGTATTTCAAGCCTAGAGTTTCTCAGAAGCAGCTAGCCGGTGGCCGAATGGTGCCACAAATTCACCACTGGGCAGTTGAGCTTCACCAATGGCAAGAAGTGGTGAGCTGGGGAGGGGTATTTACAAATCACTGTTTTTCAGCAGATACTTTGATATTGACAGAGCGTGGAGCGGTAGCTATTAAAGATATCAAAATTCAAGACCGGATTTTTGACGGCTTTGAATTTGTCCCCCACAGTGGAATTATAT